TTGTAATCCAAAAGCAAGATTATAAGATACAGTTAATATTTGATGACAATTATTTTTATGAATACATCCATCTGCTTTTATATAACCGTTTATAAATTCTTGAATTAAATGTTTTGGAGCATCTTGAACCCATTCTGGTATTAATTTTCCATGAGCATATTTTCCAAATTGTTTAAATATATTAAACCAAAAAAAATCAGAACAACCAAATTTTTTACATTTTTCAGTTGAACATTTTTTATCAGTTATTGGTAAAATATCTCTTATTCTATCCAGAACATATTCCTCATCATCATTATTTATAGCAAATCTTATTTTATTCATACATCGCCCATCTTTTTTTAGTGTTTCTTCTATCCAACCATCGCCTACGAAATATCCCATCATAAACCAATAATCTTTATTGTCAAGTGTAATTTTAATATCTTTTGTTGTAAATTTGTTTATTTTTTTCTCAAATGTTAATGTTGGGACAATTTCATTATTATTTATTGGCATACCCAATAAATGTTTTTCAGTTAAATCTTTTGCTTTTATCCATTTTGCTTTTTGATTCTTCATCTGAGATTTATATATTTTTCCATTTTTTCTTTTCCATATATCTCGTTCCCGAACATAAAATGGATGTTCTTCTGTACATATTACAGGTGAAGGATGATATTTTGCTTTGATATGATACAATTTTCCTTTATAAATTTTTCTTTGTAAGTTAGTAATTTTTTGAAATTTACCTGTATGTGTTAATAATAATTCATTACCTCTTACATTTTCGATATTTTTATATCCTTCATCTGTTAATACTTTTGTTCCTTTAATAAAACACGGAAAGCCCGCGAATAAAATACCAATCTTGTTTTTATATTCTTCAAATGTTTCGTTTTTTATTTGGCGAATATCTTTTCCAATCAATTTACATTTAGGATGGTTTGCCTTATGAGTTTCTATAAAAGTATCTATGTATTCGGAATAACCAATTACATTAACACCTGAATTTGTTAATCCAATTGTGTCACCCCCTGCGCCAGAAAATAAACTAATGCCATCAGTAAACATATTAATATATTATAAATATAATAGTTAAATTCATTTTTATTTTTGAATTTAAATTTATTATATAATTAAAAACGATTTTATAATAATTTATCTAAATTAGAATTATGAGTCAAAATATAATGAAAGAAGAGGTTTATATTGAATTAAAAAAAGACACAATTAAATTAACATTACAATCACAACCAGAAGAACGAGATTGGAAAGATATTTATGAAAAACTTACGAGATTAGATTACTTTAAAGGAACTATTTTAAAGACTAGTGATACTCAATTAAAATCAGATAAACACGAAAAACTGGTTTTAAAATGTTGTATTGAAAATGGTTTCGTTGAATTTGAGAGAACTAGAGACTATTTAATATTAGAAATAAATGGACAAAAAATACAATTTGAGTATGAGCATATTAAGAATGCTATTGAAAATAAAGAATCTGTAATACCTAATAGTCTTGTTAGTATTAAAGATCTTACATGGAAAAAGCCAACAAAAAAAAATTTAATCGAGATTGCTAAAAAAAAAAATTTAAAGACAAAAGGTTTAACTAATAATGAAGAATTAACAAATTTAATAAATAAAAATGGTGGCAATAATGGAAAGATAATATTATTAAAACAAAAACATAGAAAATTTCCAAATGGTAAATATATTATACATCAAATTAGAGGAAGTCAGGCTCATCCTGATATTATTCTATTAAATATAGATAATAATGATATATCTATTCTACCAATAGAGTGTAAATCAGGAAAAGGAAAAATTATGTGGAATGATAATGTTCCATATAGTGATTATTATTTTTATCTATTTACTGATATTAAATCAAAAAAAACAGTAATTTTTCCAGGGGGTCATCCTACTGTTATGCCTGAAAGCGTAAAAATTTATTATTTACTACATTATATACCATTAATTAAGAAACACCGAGATGATAAAAGAATGAAAGAATTATTAGGAAACATACATAATTGGGATAAATATCCACGTTTTAATTATATTTGTGATTATAATTTTACTAAAGTTGATGAGAAGACAAAAGAAATATGGAAATCTGAGTTGTGTAGACGATATAAATTATTTATAGAATTCATACCTTATAAAACAATAGATATATATCCTTCGTCTTTAAGCGAAGAGGAAAAAAAGGAAAAATTAAAATTATGTAAAGATTTACTAGATAAAACTGATGAATATATTACTAAGTTGCAAAAAGAGAATACTGATTTAAAAAAAGAGATTACAGAAAAAGATAAACAAATTGCTGAAAAAGATAAACAATTTGCTAAATTAGAGAAACGATTTTATGAAAAAGATGATATAATTGCTGAGTTAAAAAAACAATTATTGGCTACAGAAAATAAGGAATTACCATATTGCTGAATGATATATATATAATACATTGATAATACTGTGATATATATATATTAAAAAAACTATTTTAATTACCAGTCCCTAAAATATAATAATTGTTAGATTAGATCGAATAATGCTTCACTAATTTACATTCCCGTTACATTAACCTTTCTCAACATTTGATACGTAAAGTTGAATAAGAATACGAAAAACAGTTCGAACCCTATTTACAATGTCGAATAGATTATACCCAATATCGCTATTTCCTTTCACATTTCTGTAATGTCGAAACTCGTAATTGGATCATCCCAGTCGCGCCGAGTAAATGGTAAAAAAGGAGCAAACACATTTGTTAAATCTTTACCAAGATATTTCTCAACTTGTCTGATAGCATAACGAGTATTGGAAATATTTCTGTTAATTTTCTCCATCCATACAGAAATATTTTCCAATGTTCTCGGATAACAATAGTTAGTTTCACCTGCTTGAATGCTCATGGTAATATCACCAAATTTTACCCATCGTGTTTCAAACTCATATTCAGTTCCATCTCCACGTAAAGTATTGACAGTTTTTTTGATGAGTTCACCTGAAACATATGGATAAATATCATCATGATCATGAGAACTAGGTATTCCATATTTATTCCACTCTTCTTGTAGAATAGGACAATCAACAAAGTTTCCACGCGTATTAATAAATGCTACTTCGTATTCCTTGTACCACCCAAATGGAAATTTCTTGTGAAAGTGCTCTATCATCTTTCTCTCCACATTATCTGTGTTGAATGACATCGTGATAATTCGCAGTTTGCTTATGACTAATAGTCTTAATAAGTAAATCAATTATAATAACGTAAACAAAAATCGATTTTAATATTAATTTAACATTTGGTTTTAAAATATAAAATATATATTATAAAAAGAAATGATATTCATAAAATTTTTGCCTGAAATTATAATGACAATAAGTTCAATTACTTATTTTGGATTTATAGGTCATGAGTATTATAAATACAAAAAAAATAAAATTCCTGAACATATCAGACGTGGTATAATTAAATAATAAATTAAATCCGTAAAAAAGTATCTAATATTTAACGTTGTTCTAACATACTAATTCTTTTTTTAAGTTCATTAACATCCTTTTTGTATTTCTTTTCCATATTAGCATAAGCATTTGTAAGTGCTTTAACCGAACCAATTAATTGAGCGATTATAGCATTATTGTCAATTGATTTGAAATCATTAATTGTTTCTAATTTACCAGTTTTTTTATCTAAGAATCGATTAATTGAACTATTAACTGCTTCTGGAATTTGTTTCTCAACTTCTTGAGCCAATGGTCCATAATGAATTGTATCTTTTAATCCACAAGCATTTCTATAAACTTTATTAAATCTATATTCATAAACTGGAATATTACAAATATTTTGTAAACATTTAGATGATATTAATGGCTTAATATCAGTTTTAACTCTTTTATCAGAAGTTGTAATATATGAAATACATCTAACATTACCATAAACATCCAATGCTTGAGTTGGTGATGGGGTATTGATACCAACGAATCCATTATTTCCGATAACCATTCTTTGTGTCCCTGCTGTAAAAAATTTAAGAGCATCATTATCTGTACCAGGACTATCTTCTGCTTTGATATATGTATCTTGATCGATATCCATAACACCACCAAGAGTACCCCAAGCAGGACCTGCACCAAAACCTTCAAATACATTTAATTCAGAATTAAAACGTATAAAACCTCTATGAGCGGTAGTAGTTGCTGTAGGTCTTTCAGCTGTAGTTCCTACAGGAATTTTCCAAGCATCTGTTCCAACAGTTTCCATGTCAACTGTTGGTGAATATAAACCGATACCAATTTTACCAGTTGTAGTAGTAATATTACCACCGATTGTCTGAAGAGTTCCTACTAATAATTCGGCATAAGCATAACCATTTGTAAAATGATCAATAACATTACCTGCTGCTGGATCACTTAATAAATTATTGAATATTCTCCATTTTTCATCAGCGGCATGTCGATAAATACCTGTCCATCTAGTGGCACTATCTTTATAATATTTACCAAAAATACCAATATCAAAAGAATCAGTACTATTTTCAGATCCAAGCATAATAAGAGTATCTTGAATTGTTAATTCATTTGCTGCAGAACCACTATAAATAATGTTACCGGCAATGCGAATATCACCTTCGAAATATGATGTTCCACCAACATGTAAAAGTTGTTGTGGTGCAGTAATACCAGGTCCAATTCCCCAATAACCAACTGAATCAATACCACCTTTTCTTTGTCCTCCAATTTCAAAATCAATACCTTTGCTTGCTTTAGAATTAATATAAGTAAAACCAGCAGTATTTTGTTTAACAGCATATGATTTAGATTCAGCACTATTTGCTGTTTCATGAGAGAAATTATTATGCATAAAGATACAATCATTATATCCAGCATCATCAGAAGCATTAATATATGAACCAATCCATGCGGAATGAATACGAGCACCAAAACCTTTACCCATACCATCAATTTCAAATTGTGTTCTTTGATTAGTACCAGAACCATATGCTGGAGCACTAGTATTAATACCAACCCAACCATCATTACGAACTCTGAATAATTCTTTAGTAGAATATCCACTATTAGTAAAATTACTCGTAACACGAAGAGCATATTGAGTATCTGTTCCTAATATTTTAGTTGCGGCACTTGTTTGGACACTTAAACCATATCCATTATTTTTAATTGCTAAAAGTTTACCGTCACCATTTACAATTCTGGCTGTCCAATTTGTAGTATTTTCAGCATCTACATCTAAACGATATGAAGGATAAGTAATACCAATACCAACATGTCCTGTAGCACTAGCAAGTGTCATTCTAGTTTTCTTTTGATTAGT